CGTTTCGTTTGATGAGGTTGAGGAATCTAAAGTAACTCCACCGCCTGCGCTGTTTTTAACTGTAATTGGCATAGTCGTTTCCTAAAGAATTATCCAAGTTGAGCCGTTTGTGACGGTTACTGTGTAATTATTATTAACAGTTACAGGCCCGACAGTGCTTCCATTTTCGTTGCCAGCAAAAGTAATGTTTTCTGCAATGACCTTGGCGTTGGTGCGAATAACGCTGTCAGTACCTAATGACGGCCCACCACCACCAATTTCACCCCACCCTGCGGCTGTGTAGCCCTCAAAAGCAGCCTCAGTAGAGTTATAGCGTAAACGACCATTAGCTGTGCCTGCTGGACGCTGTGCTGTTGTACCCTGAGATACTTGAAATGATCCTGTTGATGTATTGGTCACATCACCCGATAAAGCACCGCCAGCTTTAGGTAGTGCAGCATTAGCAACAATTACTGTAGCAGCTACAGCGTCAGCACTAGCCTTCATCTGAGTATCAATCAAGTCCATATCGGTATTGACTTTAGTACCCCAAGTGTCTTCCGATGCGCCAACTTCGGGCTTTGTTAAGCCGTAGTTAGTAGTTGTTGTATCTGCCATTGCACTGTCCTATTCGTTAATCTGTTTGCATTATACTATAAATTTGTCCAAGTCGCGCTATCTGTTGGCTTGGTAGCCCACGTTGCCACATCAATAGGCAATGGCTCGTACTTGTAACGCCCTGTAGCCGTCATGCCTGATACAGCGTTAATAGACACAGATCCACCCATCTTAGCAGTACCATTAGCCGTAAAACCTGACGCAGCGTTAATAACTGCGCTACCAGACACCGCAAATACGCCATTAGCCGTAACAGTAGACACAGCCGTTATAGACGTTTGGCCCTGTCCTATGTCCTGTCCAGCAGCCGTTACTGTACTTACAGCAGCTACAACAGCACCAGCATTAACTAACTTTATAGCATTAGCTGTGACTGTAGAGACAGCACTTATAGTTGCTGACGCTTCACCAATACGCTGACCAGTAGCCGTGACTGTGGATGCAGCATTAATAGCAACAGCAGCATCTACATAGGCCGCTTGCCCATAGATGTTAATGCCATAATACGCTGCTCCATAACCGTTCATATTAGGCTAGGGTAATGTCAAATTCACCTGCTTGGAAGCGGAATACGTCACCACTACCAATCGCTTTACTAGCCGTTAACGCATTTTCAGCAAGCATATTACCGCTTGTAGCCGCGTCTAATACAGCCGTATGCGTCACAGTACCCCATGAGCCAGTAGCCGTTGGAAACTCTACAGCAGCCGTATTGTCGATTGCACCAGAGACAGACGCATCAAAGGCCATAGCCTTGCGCGTGTAGCCATTACCTGAGACTTCTGTACCAGTGCCGCCTGCGCCAGTAGCAGACGTGTAAAGGCCGATATAGACGGTTGCTGGTGGTGTGTAAGCAGAATTGCGAAACGCATGGTCTAACAGTTCGTTGCGTAAAAATGTAGTAAATGCCATATTAGTAACTTCCTATCTTTAGTCTTAGGCCAGAGCCACTGGCAGTTGATTTGCTGCTTGCGCTATTAACGCGACCTACAGCAGCAGTGTACAAAGCGGCCCAAGTCTGAGCGCGTTCATCTTCCTTTAAGTACGGAGCAGAGTGTAACAATGCGCCATACAGGTAAATGTCTGGGTGATGCGTCAACAACCAATTAGTTTCAACAGAATCGCTTAGTGTAGGTATTTTAGCGTAATACATGAGGATTGCACTATAGGAACCATCTGGTGTGGGCATTAACTCAAACTGTGAACTGTTCAGACTGTAGTTAGTTGGTGTGCCTGTAGCATCATTCCTAGCGGCTCTGGTTGATTGCATGGTAGCCAGCGACATGAAGTTTAAGCTGCTAGTGCCAGAAGTCGTTAGGTGGAAGCGTATCGTAGACAGCCAATCTGTAGGTATGCCCGTGAACTGGCTATCCACTGTAGTCTCTGCGCGTTTCTCCATACGCCAATGTCTAATCTCATTGTTGATAGAAGATTCAGCCAAAGAGATGAAATCAGGGATTGTAGCCGTCAGATCGTCACGGTTCAAGAAGTTGGCAATGGATGCCTTTAACTCTGTGAATGTTGAAATAGCCATCGTGGTTCCTTTAAGTTATGGGCTATTATACCCTAAGTATTCAGTCATAGTTAATGCCATTAGATTGGCCCATCCATTAAGCCTACTTTCTTATCTTCCATTATGCTATCAGCAGCGGAAAAAAGCCCTCCAGTTATAGGCAATGCTGCTGCATACTTTTTAGTGATGTCTAACAATTTATCGTCAAAAACAACAAAATTGCTAGTTTTGTTTTTACTTCCTGCCGCCCTGCTTGATTCATCAAGAAATCTATTACCAGTTATTCCAGATTCACTTAAAGCCTTACTAGCACTTTCTCTTGAATTGAATTTAGTAGAAAGCGCATCATAAATATCAGAACCTTTAAAATCTCTTAACTGATAATCCACTCCCCCATTACCATTGTAACGGCTTCTAATGGCATTCTTTTTAGTCAAAGCTAGATTTATATCTTCCATAAAAGGCTGTAATGATTTCTTTACATGGTCTGATTGTGATGTATAAGATTTGTCTAAATCAAGCATTTTGCTTGGGTCTGTTTTTATATCTACACCATAAAGCTTGCCTGTTCTTTTAAAATTAGGAGCAATTTCATTAAAAAACCATTCCAAATCTTCTGGCTGGTGTATTGTATCAGCTAAGTCAATTTCTTCTGTCATGTAACGCAAGTCACCCTCAAGCATTAAATCTTCTATTAAAGCTGCCTTTTCGTACTGTTGAGTATTTTCTAGGTTATTGTAAACGTCTAATATTGGCGTATCTCCAATCATTAAATCTTCATCTAAGTTATGTCTTGGGAGTAGAGCATCACGGTAATACTGACCAGTTTTTGGTTGTTCTGCAATGTATGTACCCCATCCGTATGCCTGTGCGCCCTCACCAGTTCCCATCTTTGAGTTATCAAAAGCACCTAAATCATGGCGACTAATTTCTTCATACCTTGATGGGTCTCTTTTAATAACAGGGTGATTAGCTAACTTGTCTTCTGGAATTAAATAAAACTTTCCTGTCTTTGAGTCTTTGACTCTAACTGCTGATGGAAATTCATGTGGAGTACCATGCCAGCCTTTTATTTTATCCATATCAAACTGATCCAGTAAGCCCTTACCAGCGTCATAAACCTCACCTACGCCTTTGCCTACACCTTTAATAACATTCAACAAGCCAGCCATTAAAACGCCTCCATTAAGCCTTGCACACCCTTCTTACCGTACTTATAACCAAGTGCTGCTGCGGGTATAGCCGCTTCTGAAGCACCTAAAATGGAGTTAAGCCAACCTTCAGCAGTGTTACCAGCAGCTTTTTGTTGTGCGCCTAGCTTCAAAGCATCAACAGTGCCTACACCAGTAAAGTCTAGTATGCCACCAAGCACCCTAGCCATCTCTTGCTGCTGCCTGCTTGAGTCATCACCGTACCGTAGATTAGACAGGTAATTGCCTAGCTGCTCTGAGTAGGTCTGCTCCCTTGGCATCATCTGGTCATCTGCGTACTGACCATAACGCTGCTCATCTGCTGACATACGCTGCTGATCTAATGCGTCCCTCTGGGCCATTGCTGTCATCATCTCTGGGCTAATGCCTAAAACACCTGACATACTGGTTGGATCGTACTGACCTTCCATTTCACCAGCTTGACTGTTAATAGCTGAAAACAATCCACCTGCACCCAGTGCCGGCTTTACGCCCTGCTTTGCGGCTTCTAAGACCATTTCTTGATGCCCCATAACCTTATCAAGCCACTTCTGGTCTGCTCTTTGATACAGAGTAGGATTGCTCATAAATGAGTTTATCTGCTCAGTCATATTAAAGGGTCTGCCAGCACTATTTACCTGCTGAGACAAATGCTTCATAAGGTCATTGTAGTAAACGTCTGGTGGGAAAAATACTTCATGCCCACCTCTAGCATTACCAATAATATATTGGTCATAGCTAAGATTATCATCCCTATTGCCAAATGGAATAGTCGATTGATTAGGCATGGCATCAAATAGAGAAAATCCAGCAGATGCTTTAGGCACTCCCTGTAATTCTGGCTCAGTTATATCTTTAATAATAGCGTTTCTATTAGGCACTCCGTAATCACGGAAATTCATGTACCCTCTTTTAGAGTCACCTTTTGCAGCAGATACTGCCATGTAAGCCTTTCTTAAAGCACCAGCACCCTTTTTTGGAAATCCACCTTCACCCGTTAACTGGCTTACAACATCTTTACTTTCAATTCCTACCCAATCTGGGTAAGGGTCACGATTGTAAGTTACAGTGCCATCTTTACCAACCTTGCGTCCAGAGCCTTCTCTTATAGCAGCATCAAATTGCTTTATAATAGATTTAGGTATACCGTCAATTTGCTGAGTTATTCTTGCAGTAGCTTCTGATAAAGGTGCAGCAAAGTCCATTGCTAAGTCAGTCATTGGGCTATATGAACCAACTACTCTAGAGTTTTGGGTCATTTCTGCTATGTCATCAATGCCTTTTTGCTTTCTATTAGCAGCATCTTCCATAGATGCCCAAGCTGCTCTTAACTCTGGATTTGAAGGGTCTATGACTTCATCTTTCATTGCTAGGCCAAACATAGGCCCACCGTCTACTCTAACGCCATCGAGTGAGTAACCAAACATTTCATCTAACGTCTGGCCTACTACAGTAGTGTCTCCAACAACTGGCGTTAGAATACTTCCCTGCAATGACTCTGGAGTGATAATTGGACGTTCAATAGGTTTTACAGTCTTAACAGTACCACTAGACTTTAATTTAGCTGCTTGAGCATTTCTAAATGATTTATTGCCAAGTGCCTCAGTGTACATATTTTTAGCTTTAGTTATCTGGGCCTTGTTAGCTATAGATTGTGGTTGAAGAAATCCAGACTCAATAAGGTTAGATAGCTCCATGCCTTGCTGGGCGATCCATTGTGGTGCGCCTAGTTCTTTGGCTCTAGCCATAAATTTATCAATGCCCTTACTTACTGGTATCGCCATCTTTGCCGCCCGATTCATGTGTAGATAAACAAGTTTCACAAACAGAATACATTTCTTGAACGGTAGTTAAACCATGCGCGTATTCTTCACAGTATTCACACTGCATCATTCCTTCTTCATTGCTCATAACCACCTCACAATAAACATAGACAAATTATAGCACAACTAAGCGAAACCTTTAATACCCCTAATCAACGGGCCTTTATGCTTCTTGTTGCGCTTACCTAAGTCACCTGATGCAAACACCTGCGCCAACTGTCTAAGTGCGTCAGCAGCCTCTGAGTGGCCCTCAGACTTATCTGGTATGTGCGACCATCTGCTCTCACTGTTTGACCATTTACGCCTGTATGACTTTAGATGATCTAGCCCCTTGGCACAGGTCACATCATCAATGTACAGGTACGGGAACAGGTCTGCTGTCTGCTGTATTCCCCATAGCAATTCCTGTATGCGTGGCACTATTCGCCAGCTAGATGATGGCATAAGTTCTCTGAGCATCTGCTTTGGTGACTTGTTGTTGAGTTGGCCCTGTCTTTTATGATCCGCATCATGGGGCAAATAGTGCGTGTCAAAGACCAAATCAAGCGTCTGGAGCCATTTAACAGCGTGGCTGTATGGTTCGCCCCATGCTTCGTAGAAATGGATTAGACGCAGTTCTAGGCCGATTTGCTGGCATACCCACACAGCACATCCGTCTGACGATCCGATATCCCAAAAAGTTAAACATGGGTGAGTCTCCACCACAGGCATTCTACCTATGCGTCCATCAGTGTAGGCTTGGTTGATTTCACGCAACCAGAATGCACCCTCTGGATACTCTAAGAAGTCACCTTCCCAGACATGACCGTAAGTGTCGGGCCTACGCTTTAGGTCTTCCTGACGCTCCTGCTCTAGCACTTTGGGGAACCAAGGATTATCTGACCAGTTAACCTTAACCACCTTTGAATGGTCTGGAGCCTCCAAGCGTAGTCGTCTATGTGTTGCGCTATCCTTTGACTCTGGATTCCATGTCACCCAAACCTCTGAGCCTTCTTCACGCACCGTA